TAATTCCTAAATTGTCTGTACCAATATCTGTAAATACAAAGTCTTCTACAAGTGATGGTAATTGTTTTACTGTTCCATCATATACAAAGAATCCACCAGAATTACCCATCCAAAATACAGCACCCTGTGCAAATGCCATTGCATGTTGACCAATACATCCGCAATTCGTACCCACTTGTCTAACAGAGAAAGTAAATGGAGGACCAACAAACTGAATAACATAAGCAGCTTGATCCGTTAATACAAAGATATAATCTTTACCCTGTATTGCTCCTCTAATTTCATTACCCGTATCTAGTCTAAAAGTACCAGCAGTGTTTGTAACTGTTGGTGTCCAAGTATTAATATCTTCTTGATTTGAAAATCTTATAAACATTGGATCTTGTGTAGAAGGTGTTCCAATAGTTGTTTCAGTGCCAAGTGCAAATAAATGTCTATCTCTATCTGATACAATTGTCATAATAGATGCCGTTGGAGCATTTGCAACAGCTGCAGCTCTTGTTTCAAGAGCAGTTGATCCTACAGGACTCCAAGTAAATATTTTACCATTCTTGATTGTAGCAACTAATATCTGGCCAAAGTTATCGAGCGACCAGGAGGCAGCGGCAAGTGTTGTTGTAGTTGTGTTTGATTGTATTCCCCAACCCACCCAACTTGAAGCATCAGTTACAATAGCATTATCTAAATGTGATGCTGCAGATGTACCATTAGTACCTCTTACACAACCTGTAAAAGTTGTTCCAGTTAAACCTGTATAAGTAATTAATTCAGAATCAATATCTATTGTACCGGTTGCTGGAAATCCTGTTGTTGAATCAACTGTAATAGTTGTAACAGAATTATTGATTGCTCCATTTAATTGATTTGTAAGTGAGGTTGGAAGTGTACCTGCCCAATAACCTGTTCCCCAACCATAAGCTGGAGTTTCAGAGGTAGGTCCTATAAAAATATAAGGAGTTGTAGTGATAGTTCCTCCTGCTGTAACTCCTGTTCCAGTTTCTGTAACTGGCATGGTCACTGTAAAAGTAGATGCTGTTGGAACTGATAAAATTTCAAATGTATTAGTTGTAAAATTTGCAGATGTAAAACTTGTAGTAGGACTTCCTGGTGTCGTTACCGATGTAAATATAATGTAATCTCCTGTTTCTAATCCATGTGCTACTTTGTTAATTGTAACTGTTGCAGATCCAGTTGTTGAAGTATAAGTACAAGATGTAAGAGCATTACCAAGAGGAGTAATGTCATAAAAAGTACCCTCGTAATAAATAACTAATAACTTAGAGGTACCAATAGCTGCATATTTTTTACCGTCTAATGCAGTCCAAGTGTGTTGATCGCGCGCAGGACCTGCTAATGTTGAAGATAATAACTGTTCAAATCCTCCTATTTTTTCTGGTTCTCCGTATCTAAATCTTACGAAATCACCATCAATCCATTGCCCTTCGGCTCCGGTTGCAGTTTGTTGTTTATTGAATCCAGGCTTAAATTGTATCTTCTGTAAAGGCATAAGCCTTCCTTTATATAGATTATATTAGTAAATGCACTACTTTTTTGACAATATTATATTCATTTAACTATTAATTCTTTAAGTCTAGCCCTTAATTTTCCTATTAGATTAGAATAATCTTCATTAATTTTAATTAATGTTTCAATATGTAATTGATGTTTCTCAATTCTTTCATTAAGTTCTGAATTAAGCATTACTTCGGATTTTTTAACACTTTTTTCCATTTGGTATTTTTCTTCTAACTCTTGAACTTTTTTTTCTAATTCTTTTATAATTAAATCTTTATCAATCATTTTTATACCATATAGCTAAAACATATCTATTTCCAGAAATTATTTTTTTTACTCCATGTAAATAATATTTTCCATCAAAAAATAATGCTCTACCGGTAATAGGAGTAAAAATTGTTCCATCTTCAAAATAAGTTTGTCCTCCTTCATAATTATCATTTAAATAACATATAGAAGACAAAGTTGTTTTACTAGATATATCATCAAAATGAAAGTCTTGAAAAGAATTTTTAGGCCAATAAACAATTTGAGCCCAATCAATGATTGAATTATTAATTGTTTTAGAAATATTATGAATTTTATTTATAAAATCTATTTCTAAATTTTCTTTTTTTAAATCTAGAGGAAAAACATCTCTAAATTTTTTAACTTTATTTTTATTTTTTTTATAAAAATTTATTGTATTTTTGCAAAATTCTTTTGAAACTAAATTATCTTTTATTAGTACTATCATTTTTTAAACCAACTTGGAAGCCCTACATGTGGTCTTCTGTCATAAATATTTTCTTTAGAACCTTTTGTTTTTAAATTATTGTAATGTAAAAATACTTGAGCACAATTTTCTCCTTTAAATTTTTCTCTCCAATGTTCTAATTCATTACCACGATACACCAACATATCTCCAGGTTTTAAATCTACTTTAATTCCTTTAGTATTATTAGAAACATAACCTCTACCTTCTACTATTCCTCCTATTTCAGAATTTGGTTCTAAATAAATAGGCCAAGGATCTCCTCCTAAATTTAAAGTTGTAGATATTTCACAAGAAAATCTATCTTTATGACGATGTAATATATCTCCTTTTTTATAAATTCTAGCATATGAATAATTTGGATTTAATTTTAATCCTGTAGTTTTTTCCATAACAGGAAGAAGTTTTACAAGTAAAGTTTCCATAACAATATCTGCATAATGTGAATAAGTTTTTGGAACTTGTTGATCATTCCAAACTCCAAACTCATTTGAATATGGACTTATATAACGAGCATTAAACATTGTTTGTGCTACTTGTCTTTTTAAAGCAAAATAATCACAACAAAATTTAGTAAGTTCTTCTGATATTGCTTTTTTAATAACTGTATATTTATTTTTTTTAAAATTCATTTTTTTATTTAAAAGGATATCCAAGGTTCCAAATAACCAATGAATATCTTATTCCTTTCGTTACAGGTTTAACTCTATGCCACACATGAGAGGGAAATACAACAATAGATCCTCTTTCTGATATTTCAGCACATTTTTTTATAGAAGGGTTATCTGGATCTGTATTTCTAAAATCAAATTCTAATTCACCACCTTCATAATCTTTAGGATCTGATAATGAACAAGTCACAGATAGTTTTCTAATTTTCCCATGTCTATTCAAATCATTAGGTTCATTATAAGGCGCTTCCCAAGAATCACAATGCCAATCATAAAATTGATTTAATTTATATTTTGTAAACTGGCATGATTCCGACCAATCCCATTCAAAATTCCAACCTGCTAATTTATTTGCTTCATGAATAAAAGGCTGCACTTCATTATAAATCCAACGATCATTTAACCATACTACATTTGAATCTCTTTTCTTTTTTAAATCATTAATTTCTTCTTTAGTTAAAGAATTACCTTTATTTGCTTTTTCTGATAAATTTCCTGTAAGTGCTAATTGTTCTTGTTGTATCATACCATATTTAATTAATTCGTCACAAAATCTAGGAGATAATGCACTTTTAAAATAATAATAATGATGAATTAAATTCATATTTTATACTTTCGTTCTTATCTTTTTTATATAAAATTATAATAAAAAAGTCAAGTGTAAATTATTGTATCAACCAAGAAAGTGTGTTTAAATCCCAAATAAAATCATTATTTTCTTGATTTTTTGCTATCCACCTAAGATTATTTTCATCCCAATTTATGATATAGGGCTTATTTTCTCCGTAAGTAATAATTGTAGGATATGCAACAGGAGATAACCAATCTCCACTTGAATCAAGAGTCCAAGATGGATAAGGTTGTTGAATTATAAACATATCTAAATTAGAATCATATTTCATTCCAACTCCAGCGTATTTTTTTCTAAAGTTATTATTATAAGAAGTTTGCACCCACTTAACTCCATTAGGACTAAAATTATTTAAAGATTGAAAATGTATGGCAGCTTGTTCTGATAGTTCTCCACCATTGTTTGCAATATCTTGATTACATGCTGTAAGCACTCTAATCACTATATTATTTATATCTAATTCCGCAAAATGAGCCATATGATTAAGTGATTGTAAAACTTCCAGGTACTGTAAAGGTTAATATAGTAGCAGCTCCATCAGGTGCTGGGCTTGTTGTTTTTGTATTTGTTCCTGGTGTAACTGAAATTCTAGCTCCTATAGTACTTGGTCCTCTTAAAATAACTACTCCTCCACCACCATTTCCACCACCAGCACCTGGATTAGGAGATTGTGCACCTCCACCTCCGCCGCCACCTGTACCTGCTGATCCAGGTTGTCCGTTAGTTCCATCCCAAGATCCGCCATTTCCACCTCCTCCTGGTCCTCCTTGTGGAACTGGTGAAACTGGAGCGTTGTAATTACCTCCACCACCACCACCTGCTCTTGTCACAGATGAGCCTGTTATTGAATTTGCTAAACCGTTTCCTCCTGGTCCTCCTCTATTTTCGTCTCCATCTGTTCCCACTGATCCAGCACCGCCACCACCGCCAGCACCATAATTTGGTCCAGCATCCACTCCAGTTCCTCCATTATTTCCTTGTGGAGGACTTGTTGGTGGTGTATTTCCTGTTCCACCTACTTGATTATTTACTCCACCTCCACCTGAACCTCCAGGTCCTCCTATAGAGGCAGGACCAGGTGCTGGAAATTGATCTGATCTTCCAATACCTCCACCTGTTGAAGTAATAGTTGAAAAAGTTGAATCAATACCTTGTGTTCCACTTTGTTGAATAACAGGACCAGTTCCTCCTGTTCCTCCACCTCCAACTGTTACTGGGGTTGTTCCCGGACCAAAAGGCCCTAATTTTGTTCCACCTGGAAATGAAGTTCTATGACCTCCAGCTCCACCTGCTCCAGATCTTGAATTTCCTCCTCCACCACCTCCAGCGATTACTAAATAATCAAAATCTACAAAAACTTTACCAATTCCAGCAGTAAATCCAAATCCTTTTGCTGAACCACCACCTCTTGTTGAATTTAAAGGCATTCTTTCTACTCCTATTTAAATTGAGTTTGCGCTGCTAATATTGTATATGTTGATGCCGCTGTTTTTATTGCTGTGTATGTGTAGACATCATTAGATGAAGCATTTCCTGTTGTTGGAGCACTTCCACCTTGATAAACTACTGTAACTCCAGTTGATGTACCATCAACTGTTAATACAGACGTGTTAAAAAATGTTGTGTTTGCTTGTTTCGTAATTAATGCAACTGTTACAGACTCACCCGTCGCTAGAGCCGCGTTTAAAGTAGTAGAAGCATTTCCTCTAAAATCAACTGTAAAATTAGAACCTAAATTAACGTTTTGAAAATAAACAGCTTGTGTAAGTACATCATATGTAAATGCAGTTATATAAGTTGTAGAAACTGTTACGGCTTCAAACACACCAAATATTTTAGTTTCACCATTTGCTGTAATTCTTCCAAGGTCACCTTTTGGTGTTAATGTAATTCCAACGTTTGTGTCTCCACCCGTTGCAGAAATAATTGGAGAATTTCCAGTTGCTGCGTTTGCTAAAGTTATTTCATTTACCGCACTTGCTGTTGCAGTTAGTAATGCTAATTCATTTCCATTTGTATCTAAAATACTAGTTCCAATTTTAGGAGATGTTAAAGTTTTATTAGTTAATGTTTGAACACCTGTTTCTGAAACTGTTCCCGTATCCACGATGTTTGTACCATCTGCAAAAAATTCTTTTGTAGATTTATCTGTGGTTCCAAATGTTATACCTGTTCCTGAAGCTGTTTTAAATTCTACTGTAAAAGCACCTGTTGTACCATTAGATACTATATATGTTTTTTCAATTCCACTTGGAATTGTTACAATTTGATTTCCTGTAATTGCACCTGTTAATTTTATAACTGCATTTCTTGCATTAGAAATAGTTCCATCCGTCATTACTAAAGCTGTGGTTTGAGCTCCTCCTGCAATAGATACTTCTTGATAACCACCAATTGCTTGTTGTAATAAATTTAAATTTGTGTTTGTAATATCACCCCATAGTCCGGCTTTTTCGCCAGTAACCATAAGTTCTAGTTTGAGGTCGGTAGAATAACTTGATGCCATATTAATTCCTTATATTATATATTATTAAATTTAAGCGGCTGTGTCAATCTCTGTCCAAGTTGCAGCAGTTCCGGTATTTATTTCGGTCCAGATTTGATTATTTATACTATTTAACGTAATAGTCAACGAATTTCCTGTTAAATCTACAGTAACATCAGAGATTATTATGACTGAATTTAAATTAACCGTTAAATTTTGTCCTGTTAAATCAATTATAGTTACAGTGTCAATATCAACTGAATTTAAAGAAGAAGTTAAATTTTGCCCTGTAGGTTGACCAATAGCATCTTGTGTTATTACAACATCTATACCATTTAAAGTAGTTGTTAATTGTTGACCAATTACCTCTTCTATATTTGCAATAATTTCATCTACAGAATTTAAAGAAACTGTTAAATTTTGCCCTGTAAGTTCTATAAGAGTACCAATAAAAATTTCAACTGAATTTAAATTACCTGTTAAATTTTGACCTATAATATCTACATTTGCATCAGCCAAAGCTGTAACAGAATTTAAAGAAACTGTTAAATTTTGTCCTGTAACATCAATATTTACATCAATAGAAGCTATAACAGAATTTAAATTAGTTATTAAATTTTGTCCTGTTAAAGAGACAATTATATCATCTTCTTCACCCCAAGGAACAATACCCCATCCAAGAATTCCCCAACCAGCTTCTGGTTGAAAATCTACATTAACGCTTGATAAATTTGTTGATAAATTTTGTCCAGTAACTTCAGTATTAGCATCGTTTTGATCACCCCATGATCCAATATTCCAACCAAGTGCTCCCCAAGTATCAACGGTAACATCCATAGAATTACCCATACCTGAACCATGAACATTACAAAGGTAAAAAAAATCCTCTGTTTGAGCTACTGTGATTTCTATGTATCTAACTATAGCTGCGTTAAATAAAGATGTGTTAAGATAATTTGCTTGATTAGAAGCACCATCTAAATAATAACTTACACCTGTTGAAATAATTCCTGCGGTGCTTGTTGTAGTAGAAAGGATTAATGGATGACCATTATTATTAGCAGCATTTTGATTAAATCTAAAAGTTCCACCTG